CCTTAAACAATCTATCAGACATACCATTAACAACGATGTCTACAAATTTTGGTATAATAGGAACTGGAGTCCAGTCTAAGTTAAGATAAGATAAATCACCATCTACGGCTAATTCATTTTTATATTTCGCTATGGATTGTTCACCTCTTGCGTAAAGGCGTAGTCTGTTAAAGTCCCTCCATTGACTATAGTATCGGCATCCGTTAGAATCTTTACGAAACCATTCATATTGAATAGCCTGCCCTATTTGTAAACCAAACTCATCAGTTGCCTTCTCAGCATCAGACACAAACTGACTAGGGAATCCTACAGATGAAATGTTTATGTTTACCTCTTTCATCTAATTAATTCACTTAATGTTCCTTTATTATTATATTGTGCAAAGTTAAGACTTATTTTTGATTGTTTTTTCTCTGGAAGATATACATTCTTTTGATTTGCCATAATTGCAAGACCTGAACTAATACTAGCATCAAATTTAGTTCTAGCACTAATATCAAACCTTGCCCAATCTTCTAAAGTCCTTGTGAAATACATACTTCCCATTTCATCTCCAGGCCTACTATGACCATCTAAATCTATACCCACGTGTTTTTCTATATATGATTCTATAGCTGCTGCGTGTGATTGTTTTACATCTTCAGAAGTGTTCGGTATACCACCAAGCTCTTTTTCTGTCTTTGATAATTTGTTGTAATGCTTGTCAGGTCTGTTCATGCTAAAACCTCTATACCCTCTGTTTTTAAAGTGATAGAGTAACCTAGGTTTATTGTTTTCAACAAGTATAGGCATTCCATAAAATACACAAGCCATTAATACTTCTTCAAAAAATATCTCTGCTGTTTGAGGTCTAGCAACATACTCTAAAAAAAACTCATTACTCGGAGCTTCTTCCATATTATACTTAGTCAAACCATGCAGAGCTCCATTAGAACCTCCTCCTCCCACTGTTCCAGATATATCATACGAGTCACACCCAAATGCTCCTATATGTTCATTAAGAGGAAAGTACACTCCATGCTTTTGAATCTTTTTATTAGTTAGCCCTTTGTTAGGAATCCACGACACTTTAAATCTTCCTCTAGAATCTGGAGTCCAAATAACTTCAGAATCTTTTACACCATCTTTCCAATAAAATCTACCTCTTGTCATGTGATGTTCCATTATCAAAGAATCATTATAATCTATCTGCTGATATATCTTGGTTAAATTAAATAGCGATGATTTACTCTCGTCTCTAAATGCGTGTGACTCTGTTCTAGGAAACTGTCTGTAAAATTCATTTAGGGCATCAGCGTCTTTTTTTAATGAATCTACCTCTGCCTCCCAATAATCAATTGCTCCGTTTGTTATCCACTCATCATCAACCCCTTTAATTTTTTTCTCAGGCTTTCTAAACACAGGCATACCAAACCTATCTATAAACCCTTCCATGTTCCACTCCATAGGAATAAATAGATTATACAGTCCTGATTTAGTCTGACCATTTGCATTACGAGTTTTTAAATCTGAATCCTCAAACAAACGCTTGAAGTTCTCACCCCCTTTACTAAGCGCATTTGAAGTAGACCCCATCATACATTTACCTATTATCTTACTACCTAATCTCAAACAAGTCTTAGTAACACGCCAGTTGTTTTGAATGTTATTTGGTTTTAGCCACTTACCTGATTCATCATGCACTAGAAGTAAAAGTTTCTCACCATCATAGGAGTTATCATCCGTGTTCTTCCAGTCAATTGTTGTGTCTAGCCCTGTTAGTTCATCATCCATAACCTCATGCATATTCTTCTTGGTTATTTTAGAAGCTGGAACTCTGAAGGCTAATTCAGTTTTAGGTTTATCCATACCATCCTGAATAGGTTTAAAAAAGAATGGAAGTCTATTTGCAATAGGAACAACCTTATCGGTAAACATTTTTTTAGCATCCGAACCAGTTTTAGATAATATACCAACCCTTGAATCTCTAGCTAGCGTTCCTGTATTAACACATTCAGATGACCCCATAAAAGAAAACCCTGAACGTCTTATCTTTAAATAATCCATCCCAAAACATCTATTATCTGCTTTACACGCCTCCCAATACAAAAAGAATATTCTATTTGCCTCACGGTAATCTGGATATCCAACATCTATACTTGTCCACTGCAGATACATATAATGAGAGCCTGTAATGTAAGTTGGTTTTCCATTATTGTAGAACCAGAAACCTAATTCTCTTCTATCAAACTCTGACTCTATATAATCTACCCATTTGTTTTTAAATGCAGAAGGTCTGTCGTTCCACTGGAATATAGAATTAATTCTAGATAAATCTTTAGGTAGTTCTTCCCTTTCCCAGTACTGCTCTTCTTTTTTATCAGAACGTTTAAACAATTCCTCTGGCTCTTTAGGAAGTCCAATTGCTAAACCATTTACGTTTATTATCTGACCTATTGTTCCATTTCTGGATATTACTACTAAGTCATACTTTTCACTATACCCATATAACCACGTCTTAGCTCTATTCTTTTTTGTAAGAACAGACTTAGGTATATAATCTTTTATTACGTGATATAATTTATTTTGACCTTCTTTCTGCAAACCCTTGTTTTGTATCTGTTTTATCTACTTGTCCTCCAGAGTTAATAACCTCTTCTTCTAAATCTATTTTATTTAATATCTCAAACGCATCGAATATAGCTAGCTTTTTTGTAGCCGCTGCGTTCTTTAATCTATCAGCTGCTAGCTCATCATCAGGGTCTGGCTTTATAATGTCTTCTTTCGCTACCTTTATAAGTTGCTCTACAGCTCTACGCCCTGCGTGTATAATTTCTTTTTTTAAATCCTCTGAGTTCATAACTTCATTGTTATTTGATGGTCAAACATTCTATATAACTTTTCATCATCCACTGTAAACTCATATTCACTATTTGGTTTAAATGATATTCTATCTCCACTCTCGACTCCCTGTGAAGATAAATATTTATTTGGGTATTTCATAATACCAATAAGTGGCTCTTCTTTTCCAAGCTTCATAATGAATGATTCTTCAACAGGCACAGGTTTTACAAAACAATATCTATCATGACAAACCCACTGGTCATTATGCTTATACATAAAAAACTGGTCTTGTTCTATAAAAAACAAATTATCTTTAAAAAAACTTTTACCACTTTTCTGCCTACCCTTCATGTCATTGTAAAATTTAAATACATTGTGGTGTACTAAAAGTAAGTCTCCCACTTCTATCTCTCCATCATAACCAAGTGGTGTAGCTACAACCACACCTTGTCTGTTTGAAGCCATGTGGTTTTCTTCAGAGGTGCTTGTTATAAAATCCATACCATCGATATCTTTTGTATTGGTATATCTTTTATCATCAAGAGGCTTTACAATAAAATAAAAAGGTGACCTCATTAAAAGTTTATATTATATTCAATTGACACTGGCATATTTGAGTTAAACTCTTTCCAGAGTAATATCTCTCCCTCTCTTTGTATCCAGATTTTTATACTATCACTTCGCTCAACATACTGAATTAAGTGTATAAAATATTTACCACCTAACACCTCTTGACCTACTATGTAATGCATAGCATCAGATTTATAGTTTGGCCCTATTGATATTTTACGAATATCCATTAGATTAAATTTAATTAATACAAAGATATAAATAAATTACCTGCCTTGACCTCTATACTTTTTTTGGTAATACTTAGATGATTTAAGTTTAGATGTTTTAGTTTTAGCGTGTACTCCTGGTCTACGAGTTTTAGGTTTCTCGTAGCGAATTACTGACATTGATTTTGCCATTTAATTAGATTTATTATTTAATTTTTCAAACGTTCTCATACCACCGAGTCCGAGCATACCAATAAGTACAGTCATAAGATGTTCCATCTGCAGCGCAGGAGGGGCTGTTGCCGCTCCCATATACCACACTAGCATATCTCTAATGATAAAATTATACGCAAGGGCTATCCCACACACCCAGCCTATGAAGGGGCGCCATCCAGCCACAAAAATTGTTCTGTGCTGCGCTTCCATTTTATTTATCTCCGATTGTAGTTCTATTAATTGTTGAGGGTCAATTTCTTTTCCTTTTATAAGTTCCCTTATTTCCATACCAAGACCTCCAATATCGGATGAATCTTTAAACCCTAATAATCTTTTAAGAATTTTAAGCATCTAAATCAAAATATTTATATAGTGTGTAACTTTTTCTCTCTGGTTTCCAAGCCTGTAATACAACCCCTCTATTTTCTTTTTTAGAGACGTAAGAAACGTGAATCCAGTCAGGATTATCATTATCTCCTTTTTCCCATATTAACTGGTCAAAATCTAAATTGTTTTTTATATAATAAAATAATTCTCCATTAGGAGTGCTTCCAAGGGTGTCAATATCAATTGCCTCTCCCTTTGTGTGTTGACTTGTTTTTTTAGAGCCTATTGCCTCACAAACCTCTGGAGACCTGTAAAAACTATTTACTCTTATAGGGTGGTCACACCACTCTCTTAAGGGTTGAAAAACTTTTTCAGCAACTTTTTTCATTGCTTTTACTTGTTCTTTGTCTGGAATATTATCTAATTCTAATCTTTCTGCTGTTGTAGAATTAACAGCTTCATTCCAGGAAATGTTATCGCTAATTTTATTCATAATTTTTAAACTTGCAGCCCTCCCACTTTTTCATTATGTTTTGGAGTTCTGAAGCCGGAATTAATTTTGAATGGTGTCCCTGC